GTAAGCCCTTCTGTGCGCGTCAGTGTCGCCCCATAATAGGACTTGCCCTCTTTTACTGCCGTCTTGTTCAGCGCCTGCACCGCGGCCGTCAAGGTGCCGTCGACCTGGAATTCGGATTGCTGTTCCGACTTGGACATGGCTTCAATCGACATCTTCAAACCGCCTTTAAAGCTAAAGACGGTATGCAGCGCAATCGTAACGCCGCCACCACCTTGATAGGCGTCCCAAGTAAAGTCTGCTCCGCCCCACTTAACCGCGGCGCCGCCCCAGGTCAAAGGAGTGACAGGTGTGCCGAATCGGATTCTGTCCCCAGCCTCGATCTGAGGATATCCTCGAGCGTCCATTTGTACAGGGATGTAAGAAAACCCATTCAATGTCGCTTGGAGGTCATCGACCATCTGTTGCGTCATAAACGGGTTTTCATAGTATAAGGTTTGATTGTCGTTCCCGTTTCCGGCTTCATAGGTTAGTTCGTCTTCCGTGTTGTAGGTAACGACAACTTTGGATAACGTCCGTTTCGGGTTGGTTTGAACCAATCGGATATAATCTGATTTGCTCATCCTAAACGCCGGCTTTTCCGATCCCGAGAATCGCCGCCATTTGATTGTGCCGTCCTTTCCGACGAAGACACTTGCCGAGTTAGCCCCGGCGATGTAACCGAGCACTTGCCGCATGCTGTAGCCGGCCGGACCTGCTTGGATCATATAGGTCGGATTGATCTGCACCGTGCTGTCGTAGGTGTACCCCAGACGGCCGCAGATTTCGTCCCAGACGGCTTTCATGGTTGCCGGGTAGGTCAGTGAGGAGATATAGGCTACATTTGCAAACATCAGTTTGTCGTAACAGGTATACACCCAAACATTTCCTACCTGTTCACGATTTCCGACGAAGAATTCGCCTAGTGGAATTGACTCTGTCTGCCCTCCGATCCAAGGAACGTCATAATCTTGCCATGCATCATTAACGTCGATCCATCTAACGTTATTCAGAGATAGTCCGAGGTAGGGAACGACTCTTGCGTTCGGTGGAATCGTTTCGTTAAATCGCATGCTCAGTATCAATTTCGAAACGATCGCCGTTCCGATCTCAAAGTCATTTTCTGCTACCAGACTGTTTTCTATTTGAAAATCAATGACCTGAGATTTTGTGTAATCCGTTCCATCGATGTTTACTCTTAACTCCCATGTTCTATCCCGACGCAGTAGACTTTGGGTGTAGGCAGGTGATATTGGATACATGGCCTCACTCCTCCGTCAACGTCAATTGGAGTCCTTCCCACCAAAGGACTCCGTTTCTCTCGATTGCTATTGGTGCCGATCGGTCACCAACGTAAAATGTCTTAGTCTCGTGTTGCCCTGTCATGGAATCAGGGTAAGTAAACTCGAAGAATGGTTCAGACATTTCGGTGAGAATTGAAGAAAGGTCTTCCCATTTTAGCGCTCGCCAACTTAATTCGATCTGACGCTTAACTGCAATGCGATCTCTTGAAAGTCTCCCGTCTGCCGTACGGGTTGTTGTCTCTGCATCATCGAGGTCCAAGACGGTGACAGATACGCTTGCGGGGTAAACCGGGAGAGTAACGCCATTAACCGCAAAGTTCATGAAAACCCCTCCCTAGAACGTGCGAATCGGAGATTTTCCCCGTTGCATCTCGTCGTTGATGTAATCGACTGATGCTTGTCCGACAGCACTCCGGCTAATGACTGCCTGAATCTTATCGATTCTCTTGATCGCTTGCTCCACGCGAAGTAATGCCGCTACGATATCGCTGTTGTCCGGTGGGCTGGGCTCCATGTATTCAGAAAGCATCGATAGAGGAGCAATGACTTCCGGGTCCGTCGCAGCTCCTTTATTGTCTCCTACCATTGCAAGTGTCGGGCCATGTACGACAGCACCTTTTGCAAATGCGGGAATACCCTTCAATCCTTTAAGACTATCCCACCAACTTTTTACCTTTGATACGACTGACGGTGTTGCTTTGGCTGCAGATGAAGCTCCACTCGCCAATTTAGACGCCGGCACAATCGTGCTATATACTTGGAATGCAACCTTATTCTCTGGCTTGTCTGCTTCTCCCTTGATGTAATCCCACACACTGGCAAGAGTATCCTCGCTAAAAAGTGATTTAGCTCCAGCGACTAAGCTTGAAATCGTCAGTTTATCGCTCGATGAACTTGTTGCTGTACTGGTTGAAGGCGAGTAACTAGACGCGGTACTTGGTGATGATGCAGTTGAAGACGAAGCACTAGACGCTTTCATTTCCGCTTGCAACTGACTCCATGCGGAAGCAACGCTTTTAATCTGGTTCGTAATCAAATTTAACTTTGTATTCGTCACAGTGTACATGTCAGACAAAGTTTCCGACCATTGCTTTTTTATGTCTGCAAGTGGGGATGATAAATCACGTATGGATTCCGCAACGAGATGAAACCCCAAGCTTAAGGCAGGCTGATGAGCGTTAAGTTGATTTTGATAGTAGTTGAGCGTTTCTTTCCACTTCGCTTGAGAAATGTTAAGAGGTTCTTTCAGTGATAGTACATCAGATTTAACTAATGCCCATTGAGCCGCTATTAAAACGCGATAACTCGTCAGATCCGTCAGCATGGTCTTAAGCATCAGCTTCCATCCATTTGTTGCAGCGATACCAGTTCCTTCAATTGTTTTTTGTGTTTCGGTTCCTAACGATTGAATAGGGACAATAACGCCGGTCGTTCCGGATACCGTTTGCGTCTTCAGGTTTTCCCACATTTTGGCCCATTGGGACTCAATTGATGTCACCATACCGGGAACGACAGAACCTGTCACTGTATAGGACATATTGCGCCAGGAAGCAACCTCGCCCGCGGTTCCAACCAGTGACATCCCTTTAACTTGCAACCACATTTGAGCAAGCTTGGCGTTTATCTCTTTTACTAGATTGTTGATCGTACTGGTTACCTTCGTCACGACGGCACCCAATCCGGCATCCGGAGGATTCGGCGCATCGAATTGGATTCGCCATTTCTTGGTTAGTTCGGGAGGGATTGGCTTTAGGCCGTCCCAAGGACTCCCGCCTCCAGAGCCTCCACCCCCGCTTCCTCCCCCGGGTGTTCCTGTCCCCCCAGATGATCCTTTGCCGCCGCCGGAGCCGCCAGACGGATCGCCTAGAAGGTGAAGCTCATCGAAGGACGCGAGCTCGCCGCGTGCCTTTTTAGCAGAAGACGCAAGTCCGTCGTAAGCTTTTCCTTGATCCTGTACCGCCTCGGTCTGCTCATTCGTGCCTTTAGTGCGCTCGTCGTAATCCCAGCCACGGAGCCAATATGTAAAGCGAGCAAGTTCCTCCGTTACCGTGGCGAGCGAGGATGCAAGCTTGGATAATGCCGGCAAGATAGCGTCCCAAATCGGCAAGAACGCTTGTGAAAGGTTAAGCTTTATATCCTTTAGCTGCTCCGTCAAAAGCGTCTGCTTGGTCATGACGTTTTGTTGCAACTCATTGCCATACCGGGCGTACGATTGTTCCAGAATTGCCGCGAGACGTATTTGCTGCTGAACCCGGAAATCGAGCTGATCCCAGTGTTTTCCATTTGCGAACTTTTTGAACGCGTTCGTACTCTCAATCATCGAGACGTTGACAAAAATACCGAGATCCTCAATAGCTTCGGTGTTTCCAAGCAAACCGGAACGCATACGTTCGGTCGTGTCTTCTATAGTTCGACCGGTTGCCGATGCAACGACCCGCGTCGCCTGAACCATTTCTTTCGTATTTTTCGTCAAATCCGAATTATTGTTGATAAAAGACGAAAGGAGCGTCCCATAGGTCGCCCCCATTTCTGCCGCGGTCGATTTCGCTAATCCCATGCTTCGGGCCCACGTCATAAACTCTCGGCTGTTTCCCTTGAGCTGCATGTTTAGGCGTCCGAGATCGGCTTCAAACTTTACAGCCGTTTGGGATGCTTTGGCCACGGCGCCAACAAATAGCCCTAGACCGACGGTGACAACTCCGATAGCAATGCCCACAGGCCCAAGTGCAGTCGTCAGTCCCCCGGCAGCCGACCCGAGTCCTCTTAAGCTCGATGTAGCGACTCCGATCGCCGGACGGAGTGCCGATAAGCTCGACACAACGCCGCCAATCCCTTTTGCTCCTCTGATCTCTGAGAGGGAGGCGGTAACAGACGATCCCACAGACTTAAGGTTGTTCCGGAGACTGCCGAGCCCTTTGTTGCCGCCAATGGCATCCATAGATCGCTGTGTGTCTCGTTTGAAACGGGATAATTCCCTAGTCGCACCGTCCATGCCTTTTTTGGCGGACGAATAATCGGCGCCAATACGAATCATTAAGTTGCGGACAACTGCCATTGTTTACTCCTCCCTCCCCTCTAATCGGGCTTGTGTTCTCATTGCAAAGGCCAACATCTGCTCCGGCGTTTTAGCTAATTGTTGCTCTTTCGGTCGTTGTTGCTCCAATACTTGCTTAAGAGATGGCATCTTTTGAGCGCGTTGCCACGCCGCGGTCAAATATGCATATGTCAAGCTGTCTTCTCTCTCAGATCGCTTCTTGTCGTTGTACGAGTCAATGATCATGCGTAATTCTCGGGGTGTCAGATCGTTATATTCCGCGACCGACACCCCTACCCGCAGGGCTACGCGGAGGCTTTCGTCCCAGTCGAATGACTTTCTTTCTCCGACTCCCCCGCTGCTTGGTTTCCCTCCGGAGGCGCACCAAACGTAGCCGCAAACGCATCGCGAATCTTTTCAATGACATGCGCGTACGTCGGTGCAAGGTCAATCAAGTCTTCCATCTGCTCCATCGTAAGCGATTCGTTGTTTTCTCTGGCGTCTTTTAAGAGCCCACAATAAACAAATTTCTCGACGAGTTCCAAGTCGTCAAAACCAGCGGTTTCGAGTTCCTCTAAAGACTTCCCGGTCAAGGCAACCAATTGCTTTAGAGATTTATGCCCGTAACGCAGTTCGCGTTTTCTGTCCAGATCGATATAAACGACGTCGTTATTCATGGTTGATCGCTCCTACATTAAGGTTTAATGACAATGACTTCGTACGTTACGGAGGCTTTTCCCGTCTCCTGCGCGACAATGGTCAGCATTTTACTGCCGGTCGCCACCGGAATTGCATTGGATGCCTGCCCGCTCGTTAGGTCCTGCGAATAAACACCATCGATATACAGCCGAATTGTTTGGCCGGCGCCAGTGGCTGTGAGCGTAACACTCGAAGCTGTAACTCCGTTAAATGCATAGTTTTGTATGTTTGTCGAAAACGCCGGGGACAACGTGCCGCCAGTGCCGGCTAAAGAAAGTCCGGTCAATCCCGTTCCTGCGGCAAGGTTTAAATACGGCTGACCGCTAACACGAATCGTCGCCTCAATGCCGATTGCTTCTTCTAGATCGGTATTAACGGTATACGTTTTAACGAAACCGGGGAACGACCACGACGCCCCACCCGTTTTAGACGGGTATAGAATTTCAAATTGCTGGGTTTCGCCAGATTCAAGCGCTTCGTATAAAGCTGCCTGACCTTCATCTGTCGGAACAAAGAATCCCGAGATATTCAGTTCGCCTGCGTCTTTAAAGCCAGGAATGAACTCCCGATATGCGCCGGCGCTGTCCAATGTGGTAACGTCGATTTCTTCGGTATCTACCGAAGGAGATCCGATTGAAGTCAAATCACCGATGATTTTCGTTCCGATGCGAATCTGAGTGCCAATGGACCTTGTTGCTCGTTTGGACATAATAAATCAACCCCCTTGATCAAAATAAACATCAAATTCGACTACACAGCGATATAGCGCCGGTTGGTCTTCGTAAACCTCAACCGGTTGTTGATAGGTCAGTTCCTCGATGAATGGGCCATCCGTGCCAATCTGACGACCTTCGAATCCAATAAGTAAGGCGACCACCTGTTTCGTGATCGCCTTCATGTCCGCGTATCGCTTTGCAATAATGTTCAGTTCCGCTCGGACTTCTCCGCTTTCAAGGTATCCGCCAATCGTCTTTTCCCTTAACGGCTCGCTACTTCCATAAACCAGATAAGGCACTCCATTCCCGGCCGTCGCTTCCAACGCTACGAGTGGATAGACGCGATCCTGAAGCGCTGTTATGGTATTCAACTCTTGTGTCAATGCCTCTTCAAAGTTCACGCTATCACCTCTTATTCAGCGCCTTATCGATTTCTTTTCCGGTAACTTCGAGTATCTTCTCTTCGACCACATGCACGTTATCATCGGCAGCACGGCGCATGTAACGATATCCTGGGATGTAACGTCCGTCTACGGTTAAAAAACCGTATTCCTGTGATGCCGGGTAGTATGACCGTTTACCATCTTTGGAGGTTTTGACAAACTCGTTATTCATGCCTGGATCAGGCAAAACGTCATAAACAGTCTTACCTTTGACCTTTGATCGCTCGCGTTTTAGGACGATTCCTCTTTTTAGTTTCCCAGTATCTTCAGGAGCGTTTGCTTTTGCAGCCTTTTGTACGATCGTTGCGCCGGCGCGTGCCGATTTGGTTGCCACTGTTTGGGGGACTTTGCCGAGTCGTTCAAAGGCTCTTTCCAGTTCACCCAGACCGCTTATTCGTGATTTTTTCGCCATCGCCTACGCCTCCATCGGATAGCGGCTACAGACGAGCTCGATGATCTCTCCGTTCCGGCTGAACGTGCGAATGATATGGTAGTCCGTTTCGCCGTACCGGGCTTTCTTCTCGTCCTGATACTCCTGATCCCGTACTTCAAAGACGATTTCAGGCTTCAGGCCCGCGGCGACCGCTTGGTAGAACTCCGATTGACGTACCGACTTCTTGTTAGCGAACACTTCCCGCGGGTCACCATCTACTTCGACAACTTCGCCATAACTATTTCGGCCTTCAGTCACCGGAATGAGGAAGATTGTGTCGCGCCAAATCATGGGGCATCACCTACCGTGTACTCCTGCGACAGCGTCAGGTGAGCCTTAAGCATGTCGTAAGCGTTCCGCAGCCGATCGGCGTCGGGATTGTCGTAACCGAAGTTCGCCTTTGCAAATGTC